CGTTTCCTTTTTGTCTTTTTCGGATTGTAACGGGTTTTACTATCATGCCACGCAGAACCGCTGAAGAGAAAGCAGCTTTATTTTACCGAGCCGGTAAAAAGCGGCCTGACCCGCCGCGCGACTTGTCGACCCGTGCCAAGCACATCTGGCGATCAGTCGCCGCGTCGAAGCCGATCGATTGGTTTGGCGGTGGTGCGTTGGGGTTGCTTGCCGATCATTGCGAGACGCAGGCACGTCTGGAGGAGGTCTGGCGGCGGTTGCGACGGTTTCCGGTGGGGTCGAAGGAGGGTCGTGAACTGGTGCTGACGGAGCTGCGGCCGCTGCGGATTAACTACGCGATGTCGGCGCGGCTGCTGCGGCTGTCAGTCCAGGCCGCGGTCGAAGTTCACGAGGCCAAGCGCGACGAGGTGACAAAAGATCCCGGTGACGAACTGGTAGGAGGCGGCGCGGTGAAGCTCCGGGCGGTGGCATGATAATCGAGATACTTTTTGTGGTAACAATGTTTTTATGGGTGCTGACCATCGCGCCGTTCCCGCCGCTGGCGCCGTTTGCTGCCGGGCAGGCGTTCCTCGCCTTTGTGTCAGTCTTGCTGCTCGGCCTGTTCCTCTTCCTGCCGGGGTTACGAGGATAACGTGGCAGTGACACCCGACCGCGCCGATCGGGTCATCCGCTTTATCGAAAAGTACCTGGTGACGCCCGAGGGTGCGCATGTCGGCGAGCCGATCCGGCTGCGCGACTGGCAGAAGGCGATCATTCACCAGATTTACGACACGCCGACGCGCCAGGCGATCGTCAGCATGGGGCGCAAGAACGGCAAGACGGCGCTCATTGCGATGCTGGTGGTGACGCATCTGGTCGGCCCCGAGGCCGAGCGCAACGCGCAGCTCTTCTCGTCGGCGCAGTCGCGGGACCAGGCGTCGATCGTGTTTTCGCTGGCGGCGAAGATGGTGCGGATGTCGCGCGAGATGAGCGATCCGAACCTGGTGGTGGTGCGGGACTCGGCGAAGGAATTGTTCTCGCCGCTGACGGGGTCGCGCTACAAAGCACTCGCCGCGGATGCGAAGACGACGTTCGGGTTTAGTCCCGCGCTCGTCATCCACGACGAACTGGGCCAGGTGCGCGGGCCGAAGAGCGACCTCTACGACGCGCTGGAGACGGCGATGGGGGCGCACGAGCACCCGCTGTCGATCGTCATCTCGACCCAGGCGCCGACCGCGGCGGACCTGTTGTCGCAGCTCATCGATTACGCCAAGGCCGGCACTGACCCGACGCAGAAGCTGATCCTGTTCGCCGCGGCCGAGGATGCGGCGCTCGACGACCCGGCGACCTGGCGGCAGGCAAACCCGGCGCTTGGCGACTTCCTCAACATCGGCGAGATCGCCAAGCTGGCCGAGAAGGCGCAGCGGATGCCGAGCTTCGAGTCGGCGTTCAGGAACCTGCACCTCAACCAGCGTGTCAGTGCTTTGGCGCAACTGTTCTCGCTGTCGGTATGGGAGGCCAATGGCGGCGCGCCGGAGATGGAAGCTTTCGCCAACGGCCCGGTTTATGGCGGGCTCGACCTGTCGGGGCGGCAGGATCTGACGGCGCTGGTGCTGGTCGCCGAGGGTCCGGCCGGAACGTGGAATGTGTGGCCGCATTTCTGGACGCCGGCCGACACGCTGCGCGACCGGGCACAACGCGACAAGGCGCCGTATGACACCTGGGCGCAGCAGGGATTCATCACCGCGGTGCCGGGTGTGACGATCGATTACGGCTTTGTCGCACAGCGGCTCGGCGAGATCTCGAAACGCTGCAACATCCGCTCGATCCGCTTTGACCGTTGGCGCATCGACGAGCTCAAGGCGGCGACCACGGCGATCGGGCTGAACCTGCCGCTGGAGGAGCATGGCCAAGGCTTCCGCGACATGGCGCCGGCGCTGGATGCGCTGGAGACGGTGGCGCTGCAAGAGCGGTTGCGGCACGGCATGCACCCGGTGATGACGATGTGCGCGGCCAACGCCACGGTGGTCACCGACCCGGCCGGCAACCGCAAGCTGGAGAAGGCCAAGTCGTCGGGCCGTATCGACGGGATGCAGGCGCTGGCCATGGCAGTCAGTGCCGCCACGGTCAACACACGAATGCCGTTCAACGTCCGCGCACTGATCGGCTGAAAGGAGACTTACGGATGCAGACCTGCCCGCATTGCGGAGCGGAAAATTCCGCCGATTCCGCGAACTGCTCAAACTGCGGCCAGCCGATGAAAGCGGATGAGCCGGATGACGCGGCCAGTTGGCCAGCCGCGCTGGTCGTGGCCGAATTGCTTCAGTCAGACCGATGATCCGCATTCTTCTCGCAGTGCTGCTTTTGGCGCTGACGGCGAGCCACGCCTTCGCGCAATCGCGGCCGTGCGACCAATGGCGCAGCAACACCACCACCGGCGCCTCGGCGATCACCGAGAAGGTGGCGGCGGTCGCTGGGAAGCGGATTTATCTCTGCGGCTTTGTGCTGATCCACAGCGGCACGTCTGCAGATTTCTCGTTCCAACTGCTGACCGGCACCGGGCGCGACTGCGTCAGCAACCAGTCGGTGCTGCTGAACTCGATCCCGATGCCGCCGAACACCGTGATTGTCAATCGCATTCCCTTCGCGACGGGTGAATCGACGCCACCCGGCCAAGCGGTGTGCGTGCAGACCTTCGGCACCGGCAGCCTGACCACGATCTTCTACTGGGCGCAATTCTGATGGACCTCCGCACCAATGGGGTGAAACGATGACCGATAATCTCCCCGCATTATGTGAACAACTGCGGTTGCGGGCTGATGGGCGAACGCCTGTCGTCAGCAGTCTCGACGTGGCCTCAGAGTTCGGAAAACGGCACGCGGACGTTTTACGGGACATCGAAACTCGGTTAGAGGAGAACGCAGATTTGCGTTCTCTAAATTGGTTTCGTCCCACCAGTTATATTTCAGAGCAGGGCAAGCGCCTACCGGCATTTGATCTTACTCGTGACGGTTTTACATTTCTGGTTCAAAAGTGGAGCGGGGACAAAGCGGCGTCATTTCAAATTCGTTACATTCAGGCGTTCAACCAGATGGAGGAATTACTTAACTCGCGCCCCGACATTACGACGCACGAGGAGTTCATAGCGGCCATACGGGAGATCGTCCGCCCTTTAGCCATTCGGTTCGACGATCAAGATCGGGCTATCGATCGGATGGAGGACAAAGTCGACGCCGTCAACGGTAATCTTGATCTCGTCCGCGATGAAGTTAAGGACGTGCGAGTCGAGGTCGAGGAGATCAAGCGAGTTCTCAAAAGCAAGATCCGCGCTGCCGGGAAAAAGCATGAGCGCCTGCTAATTTATGTTGTTTCTCGGTTTTACGGCGGCAAGTCTCCGGTGACTGGTGTTCAGATCGTCGATGATCGTCTCAGTCTAATAAGAGGCATTGATGGCAAACCAATTGCTGAAATTGAACATTTTTACACGGTTGATAACCCACACATCACCAATTTTTGGTTGGTCGATAAAGACATCAATCAAGGACTGCTGACGGGACGAATACCGCGACACAGTATTGAAGCACACTTTCGCGCTTTTCAGGACAATCTGAAGATAGCGCAAGGCACTACAATCATTGAATTCCCGAAACCGATGCCGCCCGTGCAACCGAGTTTATTCTGATGATCCGCACCAAAGAGAAAGCGGCGCCGCCTCCGGCCGGCGATCCGCAAGAGTTCGTCATGTCCGACGGCAGCGTCGACCGCATGGGCGACGTGATCGATCCCGATGGCTGGCTGCTCGACAATTTCCGGCGCAACCCCGTGGCGCTATTCGGCCACGACGCGAGCTTCCCGATCGGCAAGTGGTCCGATGTCGGCGTTCGCCGCGGCGCACTCACCGGCCGCCTCGACCTGCTGGACCCGGTCTCCGACCGGCAGCGCGAGATCAAGGCGGCGGTCGACGCCGGCGTGCTGCGCGCGGTCTCGGTCGGGTTTCACCCGAGCAAATATGAGCCGCTCGAAGGCTCAAAGAACGGCGGCCTGCACTTCCTCGAACAGGAACTCGTCGAGTGCTCGCTCGTCAGCGTGCCCGCTAATGCGAATGCCTTGGCGATAGCCAAGTCCATCGGACTATCCCGCGAGACGCAAAGCCTGATCTTCGGCGTGCCAGCCGAGCCGGATCAGCGGCCCATCGGCGTGCCAGCCGGATCAGACACCCTCATCCGAAAGCACAAACCGATGAACCAGCTCAGCGAACGCATCCAAGCCAAACAGACCGAGCTCGTCGCCATGCGCGACCAGTTGACCAGCATCGACCCCGACGAATCATCGAAGATGGACGACCTCACCCTGCGTATCGAGGAAGCGCAGAACCTTATCGCCACCTGGGAACGGGCCGAGAAGGCGCTCGGTGCCACGGCAAGCGAAGCCATCAACGTCCCGGCGGCCCGCACCACGGTGTACGCACCGAACCAGCCGCTGCCGGCAAGCGCACCCAAAACCTGGGCGCAGCCGAAAAAGAAGGAGGAGCCGGGATATCTGTACCTGCGCCACATGGCGTGCGTGGCGCTGTCGCACATCACCAAAAAGCCGATCGATGTGGTGATGCAGGAACGCTATGGCAGTTACGGCGATTTCGACGTTACCCGCGGGGTCAGCGACTGGTTTATCCGCGCCGCCAGCGCGCCGGCAACGATCGGCGGTGCGGGCTGGGCCGACACCCTCGCCACCACGACATATGGCGAGTTCCTCGATCTGCTCTATCCCGGCTCGGTCTATGGGCCGCTGTCGTCCTACGGGTTCAGAGCAACCCTCGGGCGTTTTGCGGTGCTGTCGATGCCGACCCGCGTCACCACACCCACGGTCGCGGGGTCGTTCATCGCCGAAGGCGCGCCGATCCCCGTGAGGCAGGCGGCCTTCACGCCGATCACCATCGGCCTGAAAAAGATGGCGGTGATTACGTCGTACACGCGGGAAATCGCCGAGCATTCCAACCCGCAGATTGAAGCCATCCTGCGCTCGCTGATCATGGAAGACACGCATATCGCCATCGACACGATCCTGCTCGATGCGACGGCGGTGAGCGGCGTGCGGCCAGCCGGATTGCGCAGTGGCGTTGCCGGCCTGACACCGACGGCCGGCGGCGGATTCACCGCGCTGGTCGGCGACATCAAGCAGATGATCAACGTTCTGGCCGCCGCCAATTCGCTGCGGTCGCCCGTGTGGATCATGCACCCGTCGCAGACCAACTCGATCGGCCTGACGGCGACGGCGAACGGCGTTTTCCCGTTCAAGCAGGAAATCGACGGCAGGACGCTGCAAGGCTACCCGGTGATTGTTTCGAGCACCCAGACATCGGGGACAGTCATGCTGCTGGACGCCGCCGACTTCATGTCGGTGAGCGGGGACGACCCGCGCTTTGAGGTCAGCGACCAGGCGACGCTGCACTTTGAGGACACGACGCCGCTGCAACTGACGACCGGCGCACAAGGCTCGGGTGTCGTCGCAACGCCGACGCGGTCGATGTACCAGACCGACAGCCTGGCGCTGCGCATGATCCTGCCGATGAACTGGGCCATGCGCCGCACCGGCGTCATCGCCTGGATTGCGGCGGTCACTTGGTAGGACGACGGTACACCTGGCGCATTCCGGCGCAGTGGTTGCTGCGCCGGATCGTCACCAAAGGAGACGATGATGCCGGAAGAGGATCTGAGCCCATATCCAAGCCAGGCGGAAGCCGACGAGATGGTGAAAGCGGTGATCCTGACGGCGCCGCTAGGGGAGCCACGGATCGTCGCACGCGACGGCGACGACCTCACCCCGGTGATGACCCAGGCACAAAATGATTTCGCCATGCTGGTCGCCTGCGGCCCCCCGCCGGAATCGCTGCCGCCGATCAACATCGACGTTCCCAGCGTGCAGCCGGAGACAGTTGCTGTCGGCGGCACACTGACCTGCACGATGGGGAACTGGGCCGGCATGGACGCGGAACCGCATTCCTACGCCTACCAGTGGCTGAGCGACGGCGAGAGCGAGCTTGGCACCGGCGACAGCTATACCGTGGTCGCTAGCGACAGCGGCACCAGCATCAGTTGCGTCGTCACCGCGACGAACGCCAATGGCTCGACGGCGGCGCCGCCATCGAACGCGGTTGCGGTGAATGGCAATGGCGCCACCCGCAGCCGCAGCCGCCGTGGCTGAATCGACGGCGCTGGCGCGGGTGCTGTCGGCCGCCGGCCGCATCCTGCGCCCGCGCGCCAAGCAGCAGATCGGCAACGGCTACCTGCTGCCGCTCGGCGGCGGCATCATCCCTACCGATTGGCCCCTCAATTACTGGCAACTGGGCTATAACCCGCTGCCGGCCGGCGGCGGCGCGATCGTCTATGCCTGTGTCGCGGCCTATTCCCAAACGACGGCAATGTGTCCCGGCACGCACTGGCGCTCGACCGGCGATGGCGGCCGCGAGCGGGTGGCGAATTCGGCGCTCTCGCGCATCCTCAAACGACCGAACAGCTATCAGTCGATCAGCGACTTCCTGCTCAACCTCACCGGCGCGCTTTACGACACCGGCAACGCTTATGCGTTGGCGCTGCGCAACAACCGCTACGAGGTCAGCGAGCTGCACCTGATGGATTCGCGGATCTCGGCACCGCACGTCGCCGTCGATGGCAGCGTCTATTACAACGTCGCCGGCAACCCGATGGTCGAGGCCAGCATCCCGCACGATGCGCTGACCGCCGTTCCGGCGCGGGACGTGCTGCACATCCGGCTCGATACCCGCAACATGCGTTACCGCCCGCTGATCGGCGAGCCGCCGCTGGTCAACGCGATGACCGACATTGCCGCCTCCAACGCGATGGTGCAGCAGGCGCTGGCCTTCACCGCCAACCAGGCGCGGCCGAGCGGCGTGCTAACCACCCCCGACCTCTTTGACGAGGCGCAGGTCGCCGCGACCAGGGCGCGCTGGGAAGAGGTCACCAGCGGCGCCGGCGCCGGCCGCACGCCGATCCTCACCGGCGGCCTCAAATGGGAGCAGACCGCAACCACCAGCCGCGACGCGCAACTCGCCGAGATGCTCCAGATCACCGATGGGCGCATCGCCTCGGTCTATCGCATACCGCTGGAGCTGCTCAGCCTGTTCACCGCGGGGGCGCCGCCCAAGGCCGCCAGCACTGAGAATTTGATGCGCTTCTGGATTGCCTCGGGGCTCGGCTTCTGCCTCAACCATATCGAGGAAGCCGTCGGCAATTTCTTCGGCCTCGGCGGCTGGCCGGACGAATACCTCGAGCTCGACACCGCGGCGCTGGAGCGCAGCAACCTGAAAGACCGCATCGCGGCGCTGGCGCAAGGTGTCCAAGGCGGCATCTTCTCACCCAACGAGGCGCGCCGCCTGGAAGACCTGCCCGAGGCGGAAGACGGCGACGAGCCCCGTGTGCAGCAGCAGGTCGTGCCGCTCAGCGCCTGGTCGGCGACGCCGCCCGCGACCTCGGCGCCCGCTTCTGCACCGGCCGCACCGCCCGAGGATTCGCCTTCCGCAGACTCCGGGGATGTGCCGAATGCTAACCAGTTCGCCACCAACGTCACTCGCTTCAGATCATCCCGTGCCCGACATCTCGCCGCTTGACGCTCTCGCAGACGAACTCGGCGCGGTCGCTGCGCAAATCGAGCGAGAGCTAAAGCTCACCGTGTCTCTGGCGCTGGCCGAGATCCGCGCCAGCCAGGCCGAGAGCGAGTTGCGTGTCGAGCGCCTGATCGGTGAAAAACTCGCCGCTTTGCAGAACGGCCCGCCGGGGCCGCCGGGCGAGGCCGGAGCGCGGGGAGAGCCGGGGGAGGCTATCACGGGGCCGCCGGGGGAACAGGGCCTTCCTGGGCCTCCTGGCGCGCCCGGTGAGGCGGGGCCGCCAGGGGCACCAGGCGCCGCCGCGCCGGTCGGCGAAGTTTGCGGGCTTTATGACCGTGAACGCGCGTACCGCAAGTTCGATCTCGTCACCTTCCACGGCTCGGAATGGCGCGCCCGGTGCGACGATCCGGGGGCGCTGCCCGGCGATGGCTGGGCGTTGTCGGGCCAGGTCGGCGGCCGTGGCAAGGCAGGAGAACGGGGCGAGCGCGGACCCGCGGGGCCAGCCGCGCCGAGGCACGTCGATTGGGCTATTCAGGAATACCGCGCCGCACCGATCTGGAGCGACGGATCGACCGGGCCGGTGCTCGACCTCCGGTCCCTCTTCGAACTTTTCCATGGCGAGTCCAGCGGCCGGCGATGAGAGCGCTCTTCACGACCGTCACCGTACCGGCGCCGGTGCGCAGCCTCATCACCCTCGACGATCTGCGCGAGCAGCTGCGGGTGAAACCGAACGACACGGCGAATGACGCCTGGATGACGAAGGTCATCGCACGCACCAGCACGCAGGCCGAGCAATACTGCAATCGGATCTTTGCCGTGCAGACCTACGCCGAGACCTACCGCGGCGGCGTCACCGGACGGGATGGCGAACCGCTGATCCTCGCCCAGGCGCCGGTCGATCCGGCGACGATCACCATCACCATCGACGGTGCCGCGCTCGATCCTGCCAACGACCTGGCGCTCGACCAGGACGCCGGCCTTGTTTACAGGATCACCACCCCGTACCTCTGGCAAAGCTCGACCTCGCTGGTGGTGACCTACACCGCCGGCTTTGCCGAGATCCCCTACGACGTGCAGCAGGCGGTACTTGATCTCTGCACGATGGATAATGCCGGCCGCGGCCGCGATCCCATGCTGCGCGCGCAGGAATCGCCCGGCCTTGGCCGCCAGGAGTTCTGGGTCGGCGGCATGCCCGGCGGCGCCACCATCCCGCAGGACATCGCCGGCGTGCTCGACGGTTATCGGCGAGGACTCATCGGATGATGGCGCCGGTCTTCACCACCGAGGTCGACGAGAGAAACGTCAAACTGATGTTCGATCGGTTGCCGATGGCGCTGAAGACCAACCTGCGTGTCAAAATCACCAGTCTGGTCAACGAATTGCTCCTCAAGGTCCGCGCCACCGAGCCGCATCGGACTGGTAGGCTGAATGCGGAGACGCGGAGTTTTGTCGACGAGCGCGAGAACGCCATCCTCGGTCGGGTGCGGATCCTCGGGCCGAGCGGTCGTGGCCACAACGTCGCCGCCGCTGCGCTTGAATATGGCGCGCACCGGGGCTTTCCGGTGAAGTCTTACGAACGGCGTAGCGGCGTTGGCGTCAGGGGATACCGGCGGCAGGCCAACATTGCTGAACGACGCTTTCTGCGTGGCCCCGCGGAGGAGATGCGCGCCAAGATACTCGCTGAGCTTCAGCAGGCGGTCGACAAATCGCTGGCGGAAGTGCAGCGATGAACCGCGAAATTATCATGGGCGCGCTGTTCGCCAAGCTGACCTCGCCGCCGCTGGTCTTCAACTTCACCGCCGACACCACGGCCGGCGATACCGCACTCGCGAATGTCAGTGATACCACCGGCCTCATGGTCGGCATGCCGGTGATCGGCGACGGACTGCCGGCAGATGCCACGATCGTGACGATCACCCCAGCGGTGAGGATATCCCTGCCGGCAATCGCCGACCGCACCGCGTCTGCCTTAACACAAGGGTTTCAGACCGTGACACGGCGCCTGGCGGACCCCACCGCAGAACAGGACATGCCTGCGCTTTACCTTGTCGAGATCAGCGAGATGCACCCGCCGCGCGGCTCGAACGAGCCGGCGCTGATCGAACTGCACTGCGAAGCCTGGGTATATACGCGGGTCGGTGCTGATCAGAACGCCGTCCCGGCTGCAACGCTCAATACCCTAATCGATGGCATCGAGACGGCGCTCTACCCGACCCCGACCGGCTTCCGGCAAAACCTCGGCGTCAACGGCGTGATGTATTGCCGGATAGAGGGCGAAGTTCAGAAAGACCCAGGCCACAACGGGCAGATTGCCGGCGCCGTGATCCCGCTGAAACTGGTTGTCGGCCAAAGCTCCGAAACCTACCTGCTCTAGGAGGAACAACCGATGCAAGGAAGAGACACAGCTACACCGCTCGCCGCAACGCCGGGCACGCTCAATGTGCTCGCTGCCAACCAACTCGTCGGCAAAGTAAAATTTGTCGGTGCCAACGCCATCGGCCCGCAAGTCACGATGGAACTGACCAACGTGATGTTCCGACCGGCCAATGTCGCCTATGGCATGATCCAGGATGAATGGGGAAACCTTCAGGTGACCGGCGAAGTCCTGGTCGATCCCGTCACCGGCTTCTTTGGCACGATCACCCATCCCGACACCACGGCGGTTTCGCCGCTGACGACCCTCTACTACATCGGCAAGGGCATCGTCTCGGTGCAGATCCTCCAGGGAATCACACCACCGGACAGCGCCTATCGCGATGTCGGCAATGTGCCGGTGTTCGAATTCACGCCCAACATCACGGTGCTGAGCCACTACAGCTCAAGGCTCGGCATCCGGTCCAAAGATTTGGAAGTAATCCACGAGAAGCAGGCGACCCTGAACATGCACATGGACGAGTTCAGCTTTAAGAATCTCCAACTGGCGTTTATGGCGACGGTCGGGCCCTGATGGTTTCGCTGGTCGACATCGTCCCGCAAAAGCGCAGCGTCACCATCGCCGCCGGCGATCTGGAGCTGCGCGGTCTTGGCCTGCGGCAGATAGCCTATCTGTTTCTGCAATTCCCCAGCCTGCGAAACGTCTTCACCCAGAACGCGCCCGAGGTCGATGTCGCCGAGCTGATCACCCAGGCGCCGGACGCGGTTGGCACCATCATTGCCGAGGCCGCCGATCAACCCGAGGCCGCGGGAGCCATTGCCGATGGCAGCCTGCTCACGCCAGACGAGGTGCTCGACTGCCTGACGGCGGTCCGCGACCTTACCTTCCCGCGAGGTCTCAACCCTTTATTGGAACGCCTGGCCGGGTTCGTCGCACTCGGCCCGGCGCTCGGCCCATCTGGCGGGGATCAGGCTACGAGTGCGCCGAAGGAGCAGAGCAGCTCATTGCCGCCGGTCATGATCGCTGCGGAGTGATGGACTACACCCCGCGGCAATTACAGGCGTTCCTGTTTATCGCGCAACGCCGCCGCCAACGGGAACTTAGCGAAGAATTGCACCTCAACACCCTCGCCGCTCGTGCCGACGAAAAGGCGATCCGCGCGCAACTGAAGGAATGGGAGAAATAATTGGTTCAGTCGAGCGGCGCCAACAATCTTACCATTGGCATTGGCGTAGACAGTTCCAAGCTTCCCGGTGAGCTGGCCCGCGCCACGGCGATTTATCGCGACTGGCTGCGACAGCTCAACGCTGCGGCGAAGCAGGAAATGTCGGCGGGCCGCACGCCTCTTGTGGACCAGCTATCCGCAGGCGCGGCGGCTGCCGCCGCCCAAATCGCCAAGCTAAAGCAGCAGCAACGCGATCTGCGCCAGGAGTCGAGCGAAGGCGCCAGCAAACTCACTGGGGACTTTAAGAGCCTCGCCACTGGGATCGCGACGATTGCCGAAAGCTGGAAAGCCGTGCGATTCGGGATCGCCGGTGCGGTGATTTTCGAGGCGATCAGGAAAATCGGCGAGGCGGTGACGGATGTCACGAACAAGGTGACCCAGCTCAACAAGATAGCCGCGGCGACCGGCTTTGACACTTCGACGATCCAGGCTTTCGAACACATTCTAAAGTCAACCGGCGGCGTCGCGGAGGATGCCGGCAAGATCCTGTTTGCCCTTAGTAGATCCTATGACGCCGCCCGCCTCGCGGCGGAACGCGCAGGACAGACGCTAGGCAGCGGGATGCAGATTCTGCGCGGCGGCGGGCCTGACCAGCAATCCGGCGTGCAGGTCTTCAGGGGCGGCGAGCAGACGATGCACCCCGGACCGCATATGGTCACAGTCCAGCGCGGCGCATCGGTTGTGGCGCCGCCAGAGGTCAAGGACGCGACTTCGGCATATGAAGCGCTCAACATCAAGGTCGCGCGGTACAACAATTCGCTGCAAGACCAGGACAAGCTGCTCGTCGATGTCGCCAAGGGACTCAAGGCATGGAAAGATGCCGGGCGTATCGATGTGGCAACCGAGATCGGCACGCAACTGCTCGGCAAGAACTATCGCGAAGTCGCCGCCGCACTCGACGAGATCGCCAAGCCTGGCACCCTCGCGCGGATACGGGATCTGCAAAAGGCGACCGGGCAATTGATTACCCCGGAAGACAAGAAGCTGGTCGACGACTACACCGAGGCGCATGAGGCGCTGACATCGCGAGCGGAGGGCGGCCAGACCCGCGGCGTGATGACCGCGCTACCGGCCGTCACCGCGGCGGCGCAGAAGTCTGCCGACGCTCTGCAAGAGCTGAAGAAAACCCCACAAGAAATCGCCGACGCGTGGCAGCAGACCGGGCAGAGCATCACCGAAGGCTCAGACCGCGTCGTCGGCAACCTCAAGCAGGCGTGGGGCGATCTAGGCGGCTGGTTTGATGACCTCGGCGCCGGCATCGCCAATCGGTGGAATGCCCAGATGGGGACGATGGCAGCGCCGCCTGCCGGTGGTGGCGGCGGCGGCATTACCGGCGGCGATAGCGCGCTCACCGAGGTGCCGTTCGGGATGGCTTCGGGCGGCTATGTGCGCGGACCTGGCAGCGGGACAAGCGACAGCATTGCCGCTAGGCTCTCTGCCGGCGAATTCGTTGTACGAGCGGCCGCGGTTCGCCGGCTCGGCCTTGGTTTCCTCTCCGGGCTCAACGGCTATGCCGCCGGCGGCCTCGTCGAGCGGCCGCCGTTGCGCTTCGCCGCCGGCGGCCTGGTGCCGTCCGCCGCTGGGGGCGGGCGCGCGGTGCACCTGCACCTCGGCGGCGGTTCCTTTGCTCTGTCGGGCAGCGGCAGCGTCGTCGACGCGCTGGTCAGCGCGGCGCACTCCCAGCAGATCCGCTCGGCCGGCGTCAAGCCGTCGTGGTTCGCGTCGCGGCCTGGCGGCTGATGACGATTCCGTACACTTCGCTCGACATCCGCTTCGATCTCTCTGCGGCGCCGCCCGGCGTCAACCCTTACTCGGCCCGCGGCCTGCGCGGCACCTTGGCACCGATCGACCAGGCCAAGGGCGCCGACAAGCTGGCGCGCACCGTCAACGGCGGCCTCGTCGATCTCAGTGCGCCGCAGATGCGCAAATACCAACTCACGATCACCGGCAACGATCAGGCGCCGCCGGCGCTCGACGGCTTGTGGGTCGGCATGGTGGTGCATGTCGATTCCCTGGTTGAGATGGCATATCTGACGACGGGCGGGTCTGCCGGCCGGCCCGCGGTATCCGGCAGCGTCCGCACCGAGGACGCTTTCACCTACTACCGTCCGCAGTTCACCATGATGGTCGTGGATTCCCAGGTCGAGCGCGAGGAGTGGGAAGCCAATGTCCCGTGGTCCCTGTCATTGGAAGAGGTCTAGGTGGCAGGGCCGTTTTATTTCGCGTGGGCTGGCGGGGCAATCGAGGAGCAGCTCACCCTCGTCACCAACGGCACGACGCACGGAGCCAATCCGGTGTTGGGAACCATCGTTGGCGACACCCACGCCGGCATCGCTCAACTGATCAATCTGGCCAGCACCGACAGCCTGGAACAGGACGCCGGCTACCACGTCACCGGGCCGGGCCTCGACGCCTATTTCATCTTCGACAACAGCGTGCTGAGCGGCCTGCCGAATTCGATCAATCTCACCTCTGCTCCAACCGCGACGCATACCTCGCAGGATTTCCAGACGACCAAAGCCGTCGTGCTCGGGACCGTGCTCGGCACCGTGAGCGCTGAGAGCAGCACGGTGGCGCTCAATCTCGGCGACCTCCCGGCGGGTACTTACGGCATCTCTGGAACCGGCATCGGCGAAACCAACGTGCCGATCCACACCAGCGATCTTGACGGCATCATCTCCACCACCGCCGACGGCATCATGCTGATCAACGTCGCCTATATCAACTACGACGGCAGCGGTCATGGCACGCTTCACACCATCGCCGCAACCCCGCACACCACGCAAGGCTTCGACGACTTCGGGCAAGTAACGAATTTCACCAGCTACGCCATCGCGCAGCAACCCGTCAGGGCGACGACGAGCGGTCAGTTCCCGATGGTGGTGAGCGGTTTCCCGACAGGAGATCCGTTCGGCATTGACGATATACCGTCCAGTGCCCTGATGAGCCTGACGCCAGGGCTTGTCTACAACATGACCGGCAACGGGCTTCAGGTCGGCGCCAGCTTCGTCGCGCCAAACGGGGGCACCTCGATCACGCTCGACCAACCGGCAACCTCGTCGGAGATCAACGCGATCCTGACGATCACTGGGCCGCGCACCCCGACCGCGCCTTTCGATCCGGCCGTGCACAACCGCTTCGACGAGGAGATCATCGGTATCGATATCAGCCAGGAGGAAGGCGGGTTCGCGACGCTGACGGTCGACATGAAAAACCCAGGACTCGGGCTGCTGGCTGTCGGGCGCTATCTCTGGTGCTGGCTTAGCTGGGATCAGGCGTGGTCGCCGGACGGCAATACACCAGACCTCGTGCCGCTGTTTAATGGCCGCCTCATCGGCGTGCCAAAGCTGCAAGCCGGCGAGATCGTGCAGCTTCAGTTTCTCGCGCGGCCGGACGACTTCAACGCGCAGAAACAATCGTGGTCGCAGTCGCTACAGGTGCCACCCTATTTCGACCCGGTGTGGATCACCACCCCGCCAAACCCGGATACGGTGCTGGAGACTTATTCAGCGCTGTGGCACATCGACCGGGTGAGCCTCGGGGTTTCCACCAGCGACATCCTCGAAGGTGAAGATGGCGTCGTCGACATTGGCGAGGACATTTCGCTTTACGATCACTTTACCCTGTCCTACGGACAGCCACCGCTGGTCTCGACGATGGTGACCGGGACCGTCACCTGGCAGCAGCAGGCCGAGGGGCGCCTCGATGTCACGCAGCGGATCATCAACGCCTTCCACGATCAGGGTTCCTTTTATGGCTGGGCGTTTGCGTTGGATGATTTCGGCGGTGGTGGCGGCGGGCTGATCCAATGTCTTTGCGGCGACGGTCTCAAATCCGATTGGCCCAGGGCAGGCACAAGCATCGGTGCCGGCTGGTCGCTCACCACCGGCACTGACGCCACGGGGCTACCGCTCTGCTACATCACCGATGGGGTAACGGATAGCCAGACAGCCTATGTCCTGAACTATGAGGGCCAGGCGCCGCCACCGGCGCCGACCGGCGGGCAGACACAGGATCAATCCAACGTCAACGTTTACCTGAACCCCTACGGCACGTTTACGGGCCAGTTTCCGTTGAACGTCTACAAAATCCGCATGACGCTGGATTACCGCGCCAACCGCAAACGGGTGGAAACCGTGACAGCGGTGGTAACGGCCGCGGTGCAGCGGGAATTATCCGACTCGGCCGACAGCGACCGCGAGACGATCAGTCTCAATTCCGAGTTCGTCGACAAGGGAGTTGATCCTGGCGGCACTATCCCGATCGGCAATGTCGCCTATCGCAGTTATTTCCAGACCGCGCGCGGCGCGACCTCGTTTGAATATCTGCTGCTGGCGGCGCGCGCGAAAATGCGGGCCAGGGCGAGGGCAGTCGACGTCACCTTCGCGGTGCCGTGGCAGGATGCGCTCGGCATCACCTTGCGCAATAGCGTGTCGCTGACCGACCGCCGACTGCCCGGCGGCGCCGCTGTCGGCAAGGTCAAGAGCTACAAGCTCAGCTTCGGCACCGGCGGCGTGATGCTCGGCGAGTTCACCATAGGCTGCTCGATCGGGACCGGCGCCGGGATTGCGCCGCAGGCAGGCGTCAATGCGTATGTGGATAACCCCTACGTCGATCTCGGTTACCAGGCGGTCACGGGATCTCAGATCGCCATCGGCGGGACTGACGAAATTGCTTATCAGACGCTCGACGATTTCGTGGTGAGCGACGACGGCCTCGACCTGACCCATCCCAACCGCAACCAGATGGTCAACGAATGTATCGTCACCAACGGATTGATCGTGCAACTCGGCAGCATGTCTCAATATCAGGACTCCCTGATGCTGGAGCGCAACCTGGGCAACCCGATCGAGGTGATGCGGGAATTGTCGACGACCGTGACGCTCGATCTGAAACCTCTTCAGGGCGCGGAATTTGATACCGCATTTTTCCCTGCGGTGACGCCGCTGAAGCTGCCGAAGACCATCGACCTTTCCGCACCTCCAGGAGGCTGACCCATGGATGGCTTCGAATATATCGTTCGGCCTTATCAGTCGCCGAACGCACAGGGGCGCGCGATCATCCCATCGACGCCGACCGGCAGCCGCGAGCGCGCCACCCTGATCTGGGGCGCCAAGGCGAAGGCAGTGATCCCCGACACACCCAGCATCTCGGTGGTCTGCTGTGACGAGCAATTGCAGGAAAAGCAGCGGCAGAGCGAACCAGTTCGCGTTTACAAGAACGGCGACCCGGCCAGCGATCAGTGGATTGATTACGAGCGGCCGATCAAGATGGCCCTGAAGAAAAGCGACAAGGCAAGCTGTGACGACAACTCGTGGAACCAGATGTCCTTTGTGGCCACGTCGATCTCCGAAGACCTTGCCTCGTGGGATAGTTTCTTCGCTGGGTACGACAGCACCGACGAGCACTGCAAGGCGAGCTGGACCTTCACCTACGGCAAGCAGTAGATGGCCGCCGACCCGCCGCCCGCCGCACTGGGCACGCCGGGGTACGTCACCCGATCGTCACCGTGGGAGGTGTTCGTCGATGTGAATTGGGGCGGCCTCGCGGTGCATTTCGGTGAGGGGGACGGGCCGCCAAAACCCAAACCGCCACCGCCACCGCCGGCGGTGAGCCCCGCCGGCATGAGGACGCGCGTCATCAAGAGGATCGGGTGAGTTACCTCCAACTGGAGAACGGCATCGACGATTTCTCCAAGGCCGTCATGTCGCTGTGGTTTCGCGTTCCGAAGGCGTCCATTGACGAGGCACAGATCGGACCCGGACCGCTGCCCACCCTCGGCGCCGCGATATCCTTGGTGACGTTTGGCAAGCCGCAGGAAAAGATCATCTACGACAGCCCGCTGACAGACGTTGCCGTCTGGCACTACACGACGCCCGAGGGTCACCAGCCCGTTTATGATTTCCCGATCTACAACCCGGCAGGAACCGACCCGGTCGACCCCTGTTACATCGGGGTATTTTCCCAAGCGGGCAACGTCTCGTTGGTGTTCCATATCCAGACGGCCGACCAACCACCATTCGCCAACGCCCAAATAAACCGGAGCCGGGTCGACTTTGTGGACGTTGGGTTGGGCAACACCCTGCCAACCGCGCCGGGCTCGGGTTGGGTGTCCGATCAGTTGGACGGCAAGTATCATAGGGCAACGCTGATCGACAATTCCTTCGTCTACAACGCGCAACCTGAATATTTCCAAGTGGTGACGAAGCGTGGGATCATCACCGGGGATCACTGGCATCACCTGCTTTTGTCGTTTGACCTCGCCGGGTATATGTCGGTCGGGCAACCCAACCCGACGAGCACTTGCCAGTTGTGGTATGCGATCGACGATGTGGACTACCGGGGCGCGGACAACCTGCGGCCGTTCAGGGACACCGGCGACGGGATGGACGATAATAATATTGTAAGCAACAACGTGTACACGATCTCCGGTGGCGCTCCAGGATCCGCCCTCTACGAAAACCAATTTGTGCCGCCAGCCACGGGTACTTATGGACCCGCGATCGTTCCGTCTTCGGATGCAGCGCTGGGCCTGCCGGCGTCGGCGGCGTATGTGGACCGCATCTACGCTGTCGAGATGGCCGAGTTGCAGGTCTTCACCGGCGTTTCGCTGGACACTAAGGACGAGGCCAGTCGCCGCGCTTTCATCACCAAGGACGGAACGCCCGCCGATCCCCTGAAGAAACCCAACCCACCGCCGCCGGTTCCTCTGCCGGCCGGATGGGTGCCGCCGCTAAAAGGACCGCAGGAATTGCTCGGCAAGGAAGCCGATATTTTGCTGCACGGCAGCGGGAACTGGATCGCAGGGAACAACACCGGCAAGGCGATCAAGCTCAACGAGATCGGCAAGCCGAGCGCTGTCCCGGCCGAGAACCTCGTTTCCACGGGATCGATCGTCGCCTATTCGCCGGACCCGAGCCTGCACGGCGTGCAATCGCCGCCGCCGCCAAAGCCGGCCATCCAACAACACGCCACCGTGAGATAGGCCAGCAATGGACCCGATCGTCTTCCGCACGCTAGGTCCGTGGGGCGCCGGCAAGGGAGCCAACCTGGCTCCGGATGAGATTGACCGCAACTTCTGGGCGCTCGCCGAGGCGATCTTCGAACTGCAAAACGATCCGGCGACGCCCAACGGGATCGCCTCAATCACGGTTTCCGGCACGCAGATGACCATCACGCTCATGGATGGTCAGGTCATGGGACCGTTTACCTTGCCGGTGCTGACCTTCCGGTGGCGCGACGAGTGGTTGCCGTCGACGATTTACGCGGCCCTTGATGTCGTCAAGGTGACCGACCTCGGCATCTACATGGTGCAGATCTCGCACACCAGCGGCGCCACCTTTGATCCCAATCTGTTGATTGGCGGCCTGCCGGCATTCCTGTGGCTCTTCGGCTCGGCTGACGCGAGCCTATCGACGCTTCCCGACGTGCACCTGACCGACTTGCAGGACCGTGACTTCCTGCAATGGATTGCCGCGGACAGCGCCTGGGAGAACGTCGCCCTCGGCGGCATCGACCTGATTGCAATCACCTCGCCGCAGCCGTTCGATACGCTCAGCTACAGCATCAGCTCGGGGAAGTTCGAGAACCACCGCCCGAAATACGTCATCGGCGCCTATGTGCCGGGAACACTGACCGCCTCGCAGAACCTGCTGTTCCACAAGTTTTCTAATGCGGTCACGTTGCCGGCGAACCTCGGCGCCTGGCTCGGGCACACCAGCGAGGCGGGCGCCGCGGTCGCCGCCACCGCATCGACCGTGATCACCCTCGCGCAGGCTGTTGCGGGCGCTCCGACAATGTTCGCCAATGTCGCGACGATCACTTTCGCCGCCGGCTCCGTCACCGGGTCAATGTCCACCCAGGCGGCGATCAGTTTCGCGCAGGGCGACGTCCTGCGGATACGGGCGCCGGCATCACCCGACTCGACCTTCAGCGATCTGCACCTGACCCTCGTGGGATATGAGAGCTAAGCCATGACAGGATTCACCGACCGTACCTCGCAGGGCATCCTCAATCATCTTGTCGGCAAGACGGCGATCTACACCCTGCCGACAGCCTATCTCGGGCTGTTCACCGCGGTCGGCAGCGACGCCGGCACCGGGTTTACGGAACCCACGGTCGGCGCTTATGCCCGCGTCGCGACGGCGGCTGCCGATTGGGCTGCGGCCTCGGGTTCGGCGCCATCGCAGATCAGCAACGCCAACACGCTGACCTTTCCCACGGCAACCGCGGATTGGGGCAGCATCATCGGCTTCGGGCTCTATGACGCCGCTTCCACCGGCAATCTACTCTGCTGGGATTTCTTCGGATCTTACAATTGGCTTCCGGCTACGGTGAACGCGGCCTCGCCCGCGGTCATCACCGCCAAGGCGCATGGCTATACTGTCGCCGACCTTGTCCGCTGGACGACCGAGTATGGCGGCACCGACCCGAGCTTTTCCGCAAGCAACTTCGCCGGCAGCCTCGCGGTCGCGACCGTCGCAACGGATACCTTCACCGTCACCAACGCGACCGTCGCGGTGAACACCAGCGCAAGCGGCAACGGGATGGTGCGCAAGATCCTGCCGCAATCGATCACCAACGGCTCGTCGGCGGCGTTCCCGGCGGGTTCGCTGATCATTCGGTCGTCGTAAAGGGTTGCCACCATGGCTGACTGGTACGTGAGCAGCACAGCTTACGCTGCGATCTCGGCGTTTGTCGCGAGCCATGCCTACAGCATCGGCGACATCGTCAAGCCGACCGCGCCGGCACAGAGCACCCGCTGGGCGTTCCGCTGCACCACGGCCGGCACGAGCGGCACCGAGCCGACCTGGCAGACCAGCAACAATGGCACAGTTACCACGGGCGGGGCGACGTTCACCAACGTGACGGGTCAGAGCACCTATTTCTGGGCCGCGGCCGCAGGCGACCACCAGACACTTAACGGGACGACCGGCATCGTGCGCTATGCCGCCGGCGACCGGGTTTTTATCTCTAGCGACCACGCGGAAACCGTTCCCGGCGGAACGGCCGGTTCCGGCAGCACCCTCACGCAGGGCTTTGGACTTTTGCAATTCCTCTGCGTCAATCGTGCGGGCTCAACGCCGCCGGCCGCCGCCGACCTTACAACAGGCGCTACAATCAGCGCCAGCGCCAGCTTGTTTCTGCCGGCGCGGGTCAATACTTATTATCAAGGACTATCATTCATACAGACTTCGAATAATGTTATCCAATTCGCTGGATCGTCTCCTGCTGTTGAAAAGACGGGATACTTCAAGAACTGCACGTTCTTCGCTAATACGGCAAATGCTGGCTCATTTTATGTCTCTGTCGGGCAACGAATAATTTTTGATAATACGACGCTTCAATTTGGTCATACGGGGCAGGCCATAAACATCGGCGGCTCCGAGTTACAATGGGTCAACACGCCATCAGCCATCGCTGGCAGCATTTTTCCAACAGTATTATTCAACCATACGGCGTCGTCGTCGTTGAGAACGTATGGGACGCTGCGCGGAGCGGACTTGAGCGCGGTCACCGGAACGTTGGTTGCCAATGTCGGCACCGTCGCCAGTTGTTTTCTCTTCGACAGTTGCCGGATCGCCTCTAGTGTCACTCGATTCAGCGGCAACGTCAGCACGGCGGACATCGTCGAGCTGGTCAATTGCTTCGACGGCACCAACATCATCAACGAGAGCTACCAGACGGCGGGTTCGGTGGTCACCGAGCGCACCATCACCTTGAGCGGTGGCGCGACCGACGATGTCGGCACCTTCTCGCACAAGCTGGTGTCGGGCACGAACGTCGATAAATGGGTCAACCCGCTGTTCGGCTTCTGGATGGATGTGGAGAACACGGTGGTCGGTAGCAGCAAGACGGCGACGGTCGAAATCATCAGCAGCCTGACGCTCAACAACGACGATGTCTCGCTGCTGCTCGAATACCAGGGCACATCGGGATCATCTGTCGGGAGCTTCGCCAATACGCTGCCGACCAACGTGCTGACCACGAATGCCGCCGTGACGGCCTCGACCGCGACGTGGAACAGCTCGCCGGCGACGCCGGTCAAGCAGAAACTGGTGGTCACCTTCACGCCGCGGCAAGCGGGCCGGGTGCGCGGCCAGGTGCGCCTCGGGCGGGCAAGCACAACCGTTTACGTAAACCCCATCATCGCCATCGCCTGATATGGCGACAGCCGTCCTATCTGCGTCGAGGGCAGGAGTCGGGTCGGCAGTAGCGTCGGGGTCGTCGAGCGGCGCGTTCCAACTCGTCGGCGTCGGGACGGTCAAAACCGCGCCGACCGTAATTAGCCTAGCCGCCACGCTCTCTGCGGGCAGCCAGGCCGCCGGCGCACTCACCATCCACGTCCGGCCTCGGGGGACCAACGTCCTTTCCGCGTCGAGGGCGGGAGCAGGCTCGTCAGCCGTCACGCTCGCAGAAGCGGCGTCCACCTGGGATGCCGGCGACAGCACCTGGGATGCCGGCGGCAGCACCTGGGACGGGTTGGCGGCCTCGACGAGTGGCGTGTCTCACATCGTCGGAGTCGGGATCGTCGGGCCCCCCGGTGCGGCACCCAGTGGACTCACACTGGGTGCCGCGCTCACGGCAACGAGCCAGGCACGGGCGGCGCTTGGTCTCCATATCACGCTCGCCGGGCAGATCGCTGCCGCCTCCAGGGCCTCGGCCCGCCTGCCGAGCACGATATCGCTGGCGGGGCGGATCACCGCTCAGTCAAAGGCGCAGATGGTGACCGCGGCGACCCGTCCGGTGATGCAGGGCGCGACCCGCGGAATGAGCAGCGGCAGAGCAAATGCGATCATCACGTTTCCCAGCCCGCGCCCGAGGCAGACCGAGGTCTCGATCATCACTTAGCGAGAAGGGCAGACGATGACATCTGCGATTGACGCCAGCAAACCAGTGGCCGGAAACCCGACGACGCAAAGCGTCCGGGATAACTTTGCCACTGCCAAGTCGGAGATCACCGCGCTGCAAGCCGTGACGGTTGGTGCTCCTTATTTGCCGCTTGGCGGCACACTAACAGCCAATTTTGCCTGCAATGACATTACGGTCGGCGGTAACGGCGGTTTCGCCGGCAACTTGACCCTGTCCGGCAATCTGGGTGCGAACCACGGCACCTTTGGCGGGAACGTCGGCATCGGTCTGGTGCTTACGGTTTCCGGCAACGCCAACGTCGCCGGCACCGTTACGTGCAACAATCTGGTTCAAACCTCGGATGACCGTATCAAGGAGGATGTCGAGCCGCTCGGCGCCGCCGCGATGCTCGACGGCATAAAGGCTCTGCGCCCGGTCAGCTACTTCCTGCGCGATAGCGAGACACGCTCATTCGGGCTTCTCGCGTCCGAGATCGCGGAGACCCCGCTGCGCGGCGCGGTCTATCACAACGAGACGGACGGTCTGGGTTACGTCAGTTACAGCCATCTGCTGGCCGCGGCGATCGGCGCGATCCAGGAGCTCGAAGCGCGGATCGCGGCGCTCGGTGGCTGACCCGTCGTCGTTTCTCGCCCAGGTTCTCGCCTATGTTGACCGCCCGTGGCGGGTCGTCGCGATCGTCGTGCTGTTCGTCGTCGGCGGCGCGGGATGGGTCGCGTATGAGCAGCGCGACGAGCTGATCGAGGCGTGGCTGACGCCCTCGGCAGTATCGCTCAACACGGCGGCAGTCCCGGCGGCGCTCGAAAAGCTGGTCGAGGACACCGGCGCCGACCTCGTCCAGATCTGGAGCGTCGACCTCTCGACCAACTCTCAGCGGTTCATCGGCGCTCGGCGGCATGATGGCGAACGCCCCGTGATCCCCGAGCCGCGTCGGCTACCGCTCGTCGTGCGGGCGACCGATCTGCAAGTGCTCGTCGACGTGATCAACGGGCACCCGGCGTGCGCGGACCTGACGCTCGCCGCGCCCTCGCCCGTCGTGCATCGCCTCGCCGAAAGGGGGATGCAACGCGGCTGCGCCGTCCCCATCCCGCCAAGCCCAGCCGCCTTCGTGGGCGTGATCTATGTGACATGGCTGAAGGCGCCCGATCGCGGTGCCGAGGAAGGCGCGGTCGGTGCCGCGCGGGAGATCGCGGCGACGCTCGTCAGGCGATGATCACTTGCAGGAGGGCTCCCAATGGTCCTTTTGCCAGTGATCCGGGCCGCAGACTTGGGTGGCGGGGATCGGCTGTCGCTTTGGCGTCTCAGGTAAAGGCTTCGGCGGGTCGGTTATGGCCGGATTCTTTCCGAGGTTCGACAACAGCGAGTCGAAGGACTCGGCCTTCTTTTCAGGCTCCGGCGCCTCTACCTTTTTGGGCGCCGGCGATAGTTTCGGTTTTCGCTCCTGCATCACTCGCGCAAGATCGTTCCAATTCTTGACCTTCAGGACGACGCGCCTGAGATAGTCTATGTCCGCCATGCGGTTTACGTCATACGGGCAAACCCACTGACTGTCGAAATCGGGGTCGCCCCACCACTCGCCGTAGAATTTGATACAGCCGTGTTGATGACGATACGCGGGGGCCGCAATTTCCCAAGCCAGCGGAGCGGCCAGGGCTAAGGCCGCGATGGCGCCGGCAATCTTAGTTTTGTTCAACGTGCTTCTCCTTGCACAACGCCTTGCGGGTAAGCGCGCGGCAGCCCGTGCAAGGAGACCGGGGGTTCGGGAGCTACCCTAGCCGCGCTCCCGATACTTGGCGGGTGGCGGCAGCGCCCGCTTGATAGACCCGGCCAAAAACTTGATAGTTATTCTCGCGGCCTCCCGACCAGGCGTTCCAGTTGCTCGATCGCGGCTCGCATCCGCACCGCACGCATGTTCCGGTGCTGCCGCGCTGTGTACCAGGCGTCGACCACCTCACGGCCGGCGGCGATCAGCTCGTCACCGAGCCGGCGGCCGATCGACACGTCGAGGCTTACCTCGTCGAGCATCGCGCGCTCGGGGTTGAGGCGACGCTGCGCGGTCACAGCACAAAGACCACGGTTGCGGTGAGCACGACGAGCGCGAGAAGCCCGTCGGCGAGCGCGAGCCACGATGTCGGCGCGGTCATTCGTAATCTTCCCAATCAGTAGCGATATCGTGCGCGAGGTCTTGGATGATCTCATTCACCTCAACCAGCGGATCGCGTCCAACCTGAAAACGAAGTATCTGATGCTCACTGACCCGGCGGGCGATGCGCTTGCGCTCAGCCGCGACTGCCTCGGCTCGGACGGCAGCGATAATCTCCGCGAGCCACTCCTCATCCATTTCATCAGGGTCGTTGGCGAGCAAGGCGCGTGCCCGATCCAAATCGTTCGCATGAACAACCGTGCTGGTCATGGCCGCATCCTCACACCAGGGGCCATTGGCGGCTTTTCAGCGGCGAATTTCGTATCGACGACAAAGCCGCAGATCGCGCAACGCTTTAACGTCTCGTCTGGCTGGCACGCGTCGCCGCTGGCGAGCGCCGACAAGCAGGGCGTTTGATGACCCTCCCTATCGATCAAAGCGGCGGCACATGCTGCCACCATCGCGTCGCGCATCGATATTTTG